AACGGAACTTATTGTTGAATCTATCGTAGGTGTACTTGTAACCAGAATCAAACACTGCGTAAGAGGAAGATTGCAGTGAACTGAAGAAGTTGATCAGGTTATCAGTTTGAGTATCATCATTGGTGATGTTGACCAGGTTTGCTCTGTGGCAACCGATCGTAGCAACACAATCCTTTCTGCTGTTTGCGATAGAGATCAGTTTGTTTGCTTTTGCCTGTGACTCAAACTCATTGTTGAATCCACCAGGACCCATGATCAGGTAATCAACTGCGATTTCCTCTCTGTTGGAGAAGAGACCGTATCCAGTCATCACACTTCCAAGAGAAGGACGCATTCCACCGTTGGAGGAATAGTTCTCACCACCAGTCAGGGTGTATGAAGTGTTACCAATCGAAGCAAAGGTTACGCCCTGAGCATCTTGGTTCCAGAGACCGTCTCCAGTAGAGATGGGAACGAATGCTGTTGACTTAACACCAGAGTAAGTGGTGAATCCAGTTGCTCTAGGAGCAGTTCCGTGATAGGTATCGATTGCGTTGGAGGGGTTGCCACCAGCATAGATGTACTCGGAGAAGTCTGCGAGATAGGACTCGTAGAAGATTCTCTGAGGAGCATTTACATTAGAGATTGCATCTTTTGCCTTGGAAACACTGACGTGCTTCTCAATGATGTTTCCTCTGATGCCAGTGATTGTTCCAGTGTCATCAACAACTACGATGTGGGCAGCATCGTTGTATCCTTGTCTATCAGATACGTATACGTTAGTGGTAGGTTTAGGAGCAATTTCTTTCCAGAAGATGGTTGCGTTACTCAAACCTAAGGTTTGTTGATCATACCAGTCAATCGCACTGGTTGGTGTAACCGCATTAGACGCAGACCCACCAGTATTAACACCAGCACTGTTTACATATCTCAGTGATGATGTTGTCTTAATTGATCCGAAGGTTGTTCCTTCAGCATAAGTGATTTTTGTTTCAGTTGATCCACCACCGACTGTTTCTACACGAGAAACCAGTTTAACATCGATAGTGCTATTTCCAGCACTAGCATCAGTTTTGATACCGGTGATGATTCCCTTGAGGTATCCGTTGAACGCTGAAGTTGTTCCAAGACCAGCGATAACTACTCCAGAAAGAGAAGCAGTAACACCATGACCGACCACAGCACCCTGAGCAGATGGGTTAGTGGTTCCGATACCGATGATTTGGTCTGCCATGTCGTCAATCCAGCAAACCTTCATTGAGTTTGCCCAACGACCTGGGTTCTTAGCAGCGTAAGTGAAGTTTGTTGCTTCAGTGTAGTTATTAATATAGTCGTCGTAGTTCTTGATCTTCAGAGAACCGGAGTTTTGAGCACCTACACCAGCATTTGCGTTTACCAGTGAATCGCCATCAACTCTGACAACTTTAAGAATACCACCGTATGACAGGTAAGAAGATGCGGTCATCCAGTACTCATACTGGGCATCAGTTGAGAGAGGCTTACCGAAGTACTCGATAAGTTCTTGCTCAGTTGTAACGTCGATGGGATCTTCGACGGGTCCAATTTCAAAAGGTCCTGCAATAGCACCAATATTATCTAAAACATTATCAGCTCTTCCTACTGTTAAATCAACCTCCCTGACTAATACGCCAGGAGATAATTGAGGAGTTGCCATGTTTTTCTCCGTAGTCTCAGTTTATCTGAAATTATTTAGAATTATGAGCACTTTCAGTGGGGAAACATGGCGTGAACTACCAATCTGGATAATCCCAATCCAGAAATGGTGTTTGTTTCTTTCTAGTATCTATAATTCTTTTAATGGTACAGTCCTTACATTCATATGAATATGATGACGCAACTGCTCCTCTGTTCTTTCTAGTTCTATAGAAACCATCAATCAAGTTTTTAGTTTCACCACACGTTCTACACTTCCTATCTTGTAAAAGAAGATGTCCGAGTTTAATCTGTCCATCAAAGTCCATTATGAGAGATAGTCCCACATGAAGGATCTATCGCCATACTCATCAGTGAACCATCTGTCCCCATCCTTATCAACAAAAGTATCATCATCAAGACCATTGTTCATAAAACCGAATGGTGCCATGTCCTGTTCGATTTGATTCTTTTGTTCTTCGTATAATCTCTTTCTTACATCCTGATCAGTCAACTCTTTAAAGTAGTCCATCTGGACTAACCAAGCATAGATGACAAGACACATTGCTAGGTCATCATTACATCCTTCTTCTGCTTCAAATGAGTTGCTCTTGGAAATGAACGTAGTCAGTTCTGAAATAATCTCATAATCATTAAACAATAATTTGTCACTCTCAATCATTGCTTTGAGATTGAGTGCTCCTACCTTTTTAACCGTCTTACTCATCTTGACACCAAGTTGTGTCTTCTTACCAGAGAAACCCTGTCCAACAATCTGACCTGCTCTACCTCTCATAGAACACATCAGTAAGTTTTGATATTCTAGGTCATATTGAATAATACTTGCTACTTGATCTCCAATATCATTTACCTCACATAGGATAAATGCGTTATTATAATTCTTTGCTACATCATAGATGATGTTTGGGAACAACATCGGTTTAATATCATTGTTCCTATATTTGGCAACAACGGTATGTGGGAACTGTGTAATATCAATCACAACAAAAGCAGAGTAATCCTCACCCACTCCTCTTGCCACGTCAACAGTCATCACATAGTCATGTCCTTTTATTGTTGGTTGATATACATCTAACCCAGCATTTTGTGTGATTGGCGTTTCATACACCAATGATTTCAATTTACTTGGAGCAATCAGTGTATCAACAGATCCAAGGAACTCACACTCAAACTCAATCTTAAACTGCTGCTCTGAAGTGTTTGCGATTGTCTGTTCTTTCCAGAGATCATCTCTACCAGGAACCTCTGACCAATGAACGTCGGTTGGTACATATTCATTCTTACCTTTCTCCGCATCATGCCACATGCGGTAGAAATGATTCATTCCGTGTGGCGTCGAGACAATAATAACTTTAGTGCTTTTACCAGAAGTAATAGTAGGATAAACAGAGGCAAAAAACGAATCAGCAATATGATTTGGAACGAATGCAAATTCGTCCAAAAACAAAATATTGAATGACATTCCTCGAACAGCTGAGGCAGAAGTTGATGCAGCCAGGATTTTGGAACCATTTTCTAACTCAATATTACCTTTGTTCCATACTAAGATACCCTGCTGCATCCATTTTGGCAAATTCTCATATGCCGTTGCTAGTCTACCCAACAACTCTCTTGCTGTAGATGCTTTGTTTGCCAGGATGCCAATATTTACACTATCATTAAACAACGCATAGTGTAAAAGGTAAGACACAACAGTGGTAGACTTACCAGTCTGTCGTGGCATCTTACAGATATTAAATCTGTTCTCATGGAAGTTGTTGATTAACTTCTCTTGAAAATGATATGGTTTAAACGGGACCAAACCCTCATCAAGAGAAACGATTTTAACATATCTCTTTGCGAAATAGACAGGATCTTCCTTACACCGAACAAACTCAAGAACTTGGTCTTGAGTAAATTCGATAGCAGTATTTGCCTTCTTTAGATTAGGATTGCCAAGGTATACATTATCTGCCATGACTTATCTCAGCAATTCCAGCGTCTAAGTGCCTTGTTGATTCTGCTATCTGGATCTCTAGCAGTCTTGGCAGATGTGAGTCTCTTCTTCATACCCTTCATTCTAGAGCAGAAGGACTTACGACGCTTTGCTGATTTTGAACCTTTCTTTAATTTAGATGGTTTTGTGGTGACAGCAGTCTTTAGTTTTGAACCTGGATTCTCTCTACGATAGGCATCAACTGCTTTCTGACTAAGACCATCAGTCTTATCCTTACGATTTACTGACTGCCAGTCTTCAGTGTAGAGAAGTGGTTCGCCTGGATTATACTCAGAAACTTGATAACTTGTGACTTTACCACCAGGATATACTTTTTCAATTTGATCCTGAACTTCTGCTCTGCTTGGTTTAACGACAGAGGGAAAGAACATCTGGATGGAATACATTCTACCTCTGAAGGAGAGGAGAACCATTACAATGTTACCAGTTCTTTGTGGGATTCTCTGTGCTTCTTTTACCAAGTCGGGGCAAGATTTTTTACCATGAACTGGACACTCCATACCTTTGTCGGTATGAGTACAAACATCAAGATGCTTTTCTTCTTTCTTGACGCAATTTGGATATCTCTTTCCAAACATTGTCTTCATACCTTTCTTCTCATATCCCTTCCAGCACTTCTCATCAAGTTCATATTCAGTCTCTTCTTTCTTAGACTTGTTACCCCAGTTAGCAGCACCAACTTTGCGACACTTCACAAGGGCACCAGAGGCATATGCTGATGGCCATACGGAATAGCGAGACTTGACTTTATGATAGCAAGCGTCTTTCTTACCCTCTTCGATGTCAATTTGATCACCGACTTCTACATCATTCTCTTCAAACCAACCCCTGTTTACTTCCAGAGCACAGAGAACTTCGCCATCAGAGGACACTGGAGTCTCCTCAAGTGGTTCTAATTGTTTAATACTCTCGATTGTTCCATCCTCTTTAATAAAAGCAATATCAAGAGGAATTCTTGTTTCAGACATATGGAATGACTGCTTTGCAGTCTCATCAAAAATGAAAAGCATTCCACTATTTTCTTCGAGACTTTCGCGGAACATCAGTCCCAGATTGAAATCTCTGATGTTATTTGGAATTTCAATGTTGAGCGGTAGAGTTACAAACTCTGTGCTTTCTTTTACAGATTTCATTTTAGGTTTATCCGTTGAAACATATGTGGGTTTTGCTGCTCCTGTCTTTTGTGGTTGACCTGGATCAGCAGCTCTCTTTCTTCTCTGAGCAGACTCTCTTTCTGATTTGCTCATGCTCGCTCTTTTTGCAGAAGACACACATTTTGGTGTTGACTTCTGACCTGGTTGACGAGCACATGGTTTACCGGATACAACTTGCACCCAACCTTTCTTTCCATCTTTTGATCTAGACTTACCAAACCAATCACGAAGACCTTCTTCGCTTACGGTTCCGCCACCATTACCATTTCCACCATTGCCATTCCCGTTTCCGTTACCATTGCCGTTACCATTCTTTTTGGTATCGGTCTCATCATCTACAGAATGACCATTCTCTTTACGAAGATATCCGGCACGACCAACCACCTTGAAACCCTTGGGGATTGGTTTACATTTTTCATCTGTATAGCAGT